TACGGACAACGTTCGTTTTCGTTACGGACTTCCGGAAAAGATAGGAGGATGGGCGAAGGTCACATCCGATGCGCTCGTTGGAGCGGCTAGGGGAATTATTACCTGGTTCTCTCTAGACGGCGATCAATACGCAATCACAGGAACAAACAAGAAACTTTACGTGTACCAGAACGGAGCGTGGTATGACATTACACCCATAAGGGTTACGGGAGCGGCCATAACGGATTTCACTACAACAGACACTTTAACGACTGTCACCGTGACTGACGCCTTACACGGCGCGATAGAAGGTGATTTTGTCACCATTTCAAGCGTGTCTGGAACTGCCAATGGAATACCGGCGGCGGATCTTGAAGGAGAATTTGAAATTCAATCCGTCACCGACACAAATAATTATGTAATTATCGCCAAAGCGGCGGCTACGAGTACCGGTGCGGCCACGATTACAGCAACAGCTGAATACCAGATCAATACCAATCCAGCCACCTCCATACAAGGATACGGGTGGGGTGCTGGACCATGGGGTGGAGTTACAGGCGGACCAGGATGGGGAAAATCCCGTGCGTCCTTGGCTGCGCCAAACAGCGTTCAACTGGATTCAGGCAAATGGTCACTCGATAACTGGGGTGAAGACGTATTGGCACAACAATTAAACGGTGGACTTTATTACTGGGATACCTCGGCTAGTACAACAACTGTGGGAAGAGCAGTAAATACTACTGTTTCTGCTGCACCTACATCCAGTAGATTCATGATGGTTTCGGGTACTGATAGGCATGTTATATGCTTTGGCACTGAGACAACCATTGGAACTGCGACTACACGTGATGATATGTTCATTAGGTGGTGCGATCAGGAGAATGTAAATGATTGGGTACCGACAGCAACCAATACTGCAGGCACTCAAAGACTAACTGCAGGAAGTAAACTTGTGGCAGCTGAACGTTCGCGTGGCGCTGTCTTGATATGGAGCGATACGGCTCTTTACCAGATGCAATTGATTGGTGCACCATTTACATTTGGATTTTCACAATTAGGATCTGCGTGCGGATCGTGCGGACTGCATGCGACAGTGGAGAGTAATGGAAGAGCATTCTGGATGGGAACTGATTCATTTTTTATGTTTGACGGTTCAGTGCAAAAGATTCCATGTTCCGTGGAGGATTTTGTTTTCAAGGACATAGATCCAGCCTCACAAAAGGATACTTTTGCGGCATTGAATACTGAATTCAATGAAGTTACCTGGTTTTATCCTTCAGATGGATCTTCCGTGATAGATCGGTGTGTTGCCTATAACTATGCCGAAAGAGTATGGTACAATGGAACATTGTCCAGGTCTTCATGGGCTGATAAAGGAGTATACCAGTACCCTTATGCAACAGAATACAATGCAACTGATTCAAGCTCCACAATAAGCACCATCACGGGTCTTACTGACGGAAGAAGCTTCATGCATGCCCAGGAAAAAGGAAAAAATGCGGACGGATCAGCAATGAGTTCTGAAATAAAATCAGGGGAATTTGTTATTCCTCAGGCAGGCGAAAGACTGATGTCCATTAAGAGATTCATTCCCGACTTTAAAAATTTATCAGGAACAGTTAATATTGAACTGGATTTCAAACTGTATCCCACAAGCAGCACCGTTACCAACGGTCCTTTTGCAGTCACTACATCCACAACCAAGGTGGACACGCGTGCAAGGGGAAGACAGGGAGCAATCAAGATTACAAGTTCCGCTATTGATACAACATGGCGCTATGGAACTTACCGTGCGGACGTACAACAGGATGGATTAAGGTAATGGCACAGATAAACATACCAAGACTTCCAGCAGCTCCAGATGAATACAGCAAGGAACAGATCAACCAGATAATTCAGACACTGGATCAGCTGATACTGCTTCTGAATTTTTCCTACACACCAGAACAATTGAAGAACGAAGATGAATCAATGACATGGTTTTTATCTTAAATGGCTAATAATTATAAAAAAGTTATGACAACGGTTACGACCACGGGGGACGCGACAATCTATACTGTTCCAACTGAGACAACCGCCCTTGTCAAGACGGCGTGGGCGTACAATAATTCAGGGGGAGCGGCTGCAATTACGCTTAAGATAAATTCAACTTCCCTTTTCACCAAGGCCGCACTGGCCGACAAGGATACTCAATCCTTCTTTTATCTGGCTTCCAGTGACATTGGGGTGATGGAGGCTGGAGACATACTGAAGATCAACAATGACGTGCAGCCGGTGAATGTCTATCTGGCGATACTGGAGATTTCATAATGGTTGAAAATAAAGATAATACTTGCTATAAGGATAGAAAATGCCTATAAATGATGATGCAGTAATAGAATATGTGGAGATCAATGGGGAGATGATTCCCAAGATTGTGGTCCCTGCAGAGATAACTATTACGAACACGCAAACAGGTAAGGAATACGGATCGGCGAAGGAAGCTGATGACGATGTTGCCAATCCTGCAACTGCCACTGAATCACATCACATACGACAGGATGTTTTGATCAAGGTGGCAATTCACAAAATTTTAGAAGGAGTGGTAGGGAAAGTATAATGGTAGATATAAGAGACCCAAGATTCGGAGGCAACATGGAGAGGGCCAATGTTGGCGCACAATATGCTGGCGCTTCTAGAGATTTTTACGGAGGCCCATCAAAAGGTTCTCCTATGCTGGACCAGAGATACGAAAATTATCGGGCACCATACAGTCCTGAATACTCTCCTTCACGCAATCCTCACCATCCTAGTCATGCTAATAGAACAGAGCATAGGGACCCAAGATATGCGGGTTATTTTGAAAGAAATATGAGAGGAAAAGACAGGTATAATATAGATGTGGGCCCCAGGCCTGCACGTGACACCACTGGGCTTGGTGGATTAATTAATAGATTAGATACGGGACATGTTGGGTATACCGATTTTTTAAATGCTGTTACTCCTGACTGGCTTCCTGGAAAATATTTTAATCAAGAATACAAAGATTGGAATGATAGATTTGACGATGACTATATGATTTCAGGACACCCTTTTTTATCACAGGACAATATATCAAGTGAAAGACAGCCTGGACTGGAAGGAGGAATGGGTGGAGGATTGCAACAAACGACAGGTTTATGGCAAGACTGGAAAAGAATATTTAACAGAACAGGGAGTGAAGATTTAGCTAATCAATGGGTAGAATCACAACAAGTGGCAACATATACTCCTGGTGGATCATATGATGATGATGATTATGGCCCATTCGTTCCGCCTTCAGTTATTGAAATGGATCTTGAGGGTATAGAATATGACCCTGCAGATGAATATGATTATGATCGTAAAAGAGGCTATCCAGGATACAAATGGGGTAGTCCCCCTTCATATGCTGCTCGTGGCGGACTGATGAGTTTAAGGAGATAAGATGGGATTCCTAAGCAAAATAATGAAGAACCCTCTCGTGCAGATGGCAACGCCTTGGGCGTTGAGTGCTATGATGCCGTGGTTACGTATCCCACAAATGATGAGTGGAATAAACAACCCCATGCTTCGAAGCGCGATTGAGCAGGGACTTATTGGCGGCGGAAGAGCGCTACTGATGCGCGATAGGCATCCTGGAAGAGCGGCGATGTACGCAGGACTGGGATCAATGCCATTCTCATTCATGAAGGCATCCAGTGCAGCTAACTTATATAACCAAGAATTATCAGCGTTGCAAGACAGTCCAGAACTGTTTAAAACTGCTGGAACTCAAGTAGGAACGGGCAGATTCACGCCTATAAAAACTGTTCCACCTTCAATGGGTTTTCGTACTGGCGGTGAAGAAATTATGAGAGATGCATTTACAACGGGTCCAGGATATGAAGACTTTATGGCCCAAGAGCAACTTACTCCATGGGATGTCCTTAAAGGATCAAAAAAAGTTGCAACAGCAGCAGTTCCGGACATTAGAGATATGCGAAGAATTTTAGAGGAAGGTCCAAGGCAAACTGCATGGGATTTAAATAAGGACACAATACCATATTCAATAGATGCTCCTGAAGTTGACTTCTACTCCAAGGTAGGAGAGGGTCAAAGGAATTTACTCGGACAGACACTGGAAGAAGGAAAAGAATACACTGACTGGCTGCCGACGATTGGATCGCAGACGGCTGGATGGATAGCCGGACAACCTGATGCCGATGAGAAGTGGGAAGACAGGAAGAAAGCAAACAGAAAGATGATGGCGGAAATGTACGGCATTCCTGAACACCTTCTTGGTGGATTGATGGAGAACCCATACGACACTGGTGGATTCTGGAAAGACGGAGGAATTGCGACACTGGAGATGGATGCGGGAGGCGCCGTCAATGGCCCAGGTGGTCCAAAGGATGACGTAATAGATGCCAAGCTATCTGACGGAGAGTTTGTCATGACAGCGAAGGCTGTGGAAAATCTTGGAGGAGGCAACAGGTTAGCTGGCGCCAAACAAATGTATAACATGATGAACCAGCTGGATCCTCAATCGGAAACAGTTCAGGAAAGCGTCATAGGAGTATAAATGGGAAAAAAAGCAGCAGCTAGTAGGCTCTTAAAATCATTGGGAAAAACCAAGAAAGAGCAGATGGCTAAATTGTATCCTAAAGTAAAGGGTCAGATAAGAGGTAAAGGTCCTTACCTTAGAGGAACAACAGGTAAAAAAGGTGCTGGTGACTTTTTAAAAAGAAGAGCAGCGGTGAGAGGAACTGACATAAAAAAGGCACTTAGAACAGCTGACAAAGAAGCAGCTGGATTTACTGCGGCAATAGGTGCTGCGGCGGCAGCTGGATTTGGAGCAGGAAGATATAGTAAATCTAAAAAAACTAAAGCACAGTCACATCAACAAAAAGCAAGACGAATGGCGCAGGAAGCAATTAAAAAACAAAAAGCTAAAAAGGAGAAACACCACAGCAAATAATATGAAATGGAGGTTCGCAGAACCTAAGGACTTTGAGTGGATTAAAAAAGCTTCAATGCAGCACCACGAGGAGTCAGACTGGAGTGAGGTCGAATACAGTGAGGAAAAGTGCGATAAGTATATTCGCGCTGCAACTAATGACCCCTTTTATTTTGGGATCGTTGTTGAAAAGGATGAAGAGAGGATTGGATTCATGGCGGGTAGGCTGTTGGAGTACTACTTTAGCCGTGAAAAATATGCGAGGCA